GAACCTGCACCACTTCCACTAAAGCTTGTAGGGTCTAATAACGAACTATAAAATATTGTACTTAAATTATCTTCAACACCTGCAACAATTAAATGTTTATCGTGTGTTGTAACATATTTAGCATGTTTAGTTCCTGTTACAGTAATTTCTTCTGCAAAGAAAGTTCTACTAGATAAAGCACCAGTACCTTCCATTCTAAAAATGTAAGGTTTGTTTGCTCCATCTGCTATGATAACTTGACCATAATCAAATGTTGCACCATCAAACAATGTAAACTGGCATTGTCCTTGCCCAGTTCTAGTAAGCGTACTACGTCCTGTAAAGGTTGAATAGTTATCTCCGCTTGCATCTACAGAGCTTCTTCCTATGTTTAGCCAAGTTGCTCCATCATTACTAAAAAAGATTCCAGTACTTGCTGTAACAATTACACCATCAGCATAAGTAAACGTGCCTAGTATATTTGTTGCGCTACCTGTAGGTCTTGTTGCATTAGTCGTACCAAACTTTTGATAACCATTTATACGTCTGTATCCACCCTCTGTAGATACTTCAAAGTTTCTTAAATCTTTTGCAACTCCGGGAGTCTTAAGTAAATCTATAACATTAGAAGAACTTACTAGTCCTCCATTAACTGCAACTGTATATGGTTGAGATGCAGGCATATTTAGAAGTACATCCTATCATCACCTACATATTTAGGAGCAGGATTAATTAAATTAGACTTCATTTGTTTCATGCTTTTTTTATAATCATCCATAGCAAAAGCTGCTTGTTGCGGGCTTTCTTTAAATTGCCATACATAATAACGAGCTTTAGCAGTTATTACATTAGAGTACTGGTCAGGTAATACTATTTCATCACTATAAGCTGATAAGGCTGTAGGTGCAGCATATGCATAAAAATGCACATTATAAACTTTATCAGGTATAGGACTTAATCCAAACTTACGATGATCAGGACTACGGATAATATATTTAGGTTCTCCATATTGTTGCGTGTCTGCATCATCATCATTTTCAGAATCTCTTAAGTATCTAGTCCAATCGTCTAATGTAATAAATGTTAATCCTCTCGATGTATACGGAGCAGTTTCACCACTTACTCCAATTGTTGTTAAATAAAAATCATCCCAATCTATAGAAGCATAGTCAGTTGTAATACTAGAACTACCAGACTTTAGCAAGTACCATCTAGTTCCTGCTACACTTGGTACAGTTACATTACCATAAAAAGGGTCTGTTTCTCCACTAGCCGCAACTGCAAAGAAAGGAAGTTGTGGTTCTTCGTTTGCAATATCATTAATAGATTTATTAATAGAATTTTTAACAAAGCTTTGAATACCTTTCGCACTTGCAAAAGTTGCAGAAGTTAATTCAATTTCGTTAAGTTCTCTAAGAACATCGTTAGTTAGTGTAAGAAATGTTGTTGCCATTATTTTTTATGTTTCTTTTGAACTGCAAAATTAGCAGTAAGACTTGCACCTTTATGTTTAACAAACTTACCGGTGTGCTTCATTAATTTATGTTCTTTACCATCTTTCATCCAATGGTATCCTTTTGGTGCTGTTACTTTCATATTATGTTTTTTATCTTAAAGGTGTAAGGGGGAAGCGAACACATGATTCCTCCCCCGCTTACGAGTCGATACTAGTCTACTACATAGAAAGCACCTGCAAGAGCTTCAGGTCTAAGTACTTGCGCACCATAAACGTGAAGACCTCTTACTATATCACCAAATGAATCAGGGTCACGAATGACTTCTGTTGATGTTATAGCTTGGGCAGTTGCTGTAGATGAAATGTGACCTGCCATAACTTTGCCAGTAGCATTAGATGTTGCTGCGACATTGTTAGACTTGTACATATCAAATCCACGTAATTTACCACTTGATACTAAACCATTTCTCAATGATCCTTGACCTGCATTGAAGTCAACGGATAACATTTTAGAACCAGATTGTGACAACTCTTCGTAGAACGAAGGTGGTGCTAAGAACCATCTTCCTTCTTCAGGGATGTTTTGATCATCTAGTTTTCTGGCTAATCTAGCCATTAGGTCTAAAGCATCTACACCAGTTCCATCAGAACCTAATAGGTCAACAGAGTTCGTTGCGTGTGCAAGTGTTGCATCAGCAGTCGCGCTGTCAGAACCGATCAAGTGATCAGGTGATGAAGTAGATATTCCTGCAAACATTTCTGCGATTACACCTTCGTCAAACGCATCTTTTAATGCGTATGCAGCAGATGAACTAGCTACTTCTTTGAAGTTCACGTGAGACATTGAAGTTTCAATATCATCAACGATGAATTTAAAAGCGTTAGCTATATCAACAACTAGAGACAGTTCTTGGTCTGTCAAAGCTGTTTTAGTTACGTTTGCTCCCCTTTCATACTGATAAACAGTAATTTCAGGTTCTTTAATGATTCTTACAGTATCTCCATAAGCAGATATTTCTCCTGAGTAATCAGTATTAGTGATTGCTTCTGCTACCGAAGCTTTTCTGAAAAAGTTTAAAACCTTTTTAGAATAGACTTCAGGTAAAAAGAAGGAGTTAGTTTGTCCACTTACAGAATTACCAAAGTTACCATTAGTATCAGTCGATTGCTCAAATAGAGCGTCAGATTGATTATATGCCATAATTATTCTCCTTGAATATTATATATTTGGTTATTATCTAATTCTGCCTTCTTCTTGGGCTTTGTCGATTTCTTTTTCAAGTCTATCGTATTCGTCCATTGAGAGGGCAGCAATTTCTTGTTGTGTCCAAATCTTCGGCTGTTTCTCATCTACTGTTGTTGTCTTAGTAGACACCATATCAGCAGCAGAGGTTTGCCTAGATTTATCTCGGTTTGGTTGTACAGGTGTAATTCCATTTTCCAATTTAAATAGATCGATGGCTTTACTTGCTAGAGATGCATTATTAGGATTATTATAAATCCAATCTTTTATCTGATCAGGTTGAGCTTCTGCCCAATCATGAAATTGATCACTATTTCGTAACTCTTCAAAGTCAGGATGTTTAGTCACTAAATCTTTTTCAGCTTCACGTTTAAGTATTTCTGTTTCACGACTTTGCATAAGGTCTAACCTTTCTTGAAGAGCAGCTACTTTACTTTCACCTTGTAGGTGTGCTACAGTTTCTACTACTTCATAAACATCAGGATACTCAGCTTTAAATTGTTCTAGTTCTTCAGCAGACTTAGGAGCAGTATACTCCGGTCTATTTGCTACAGCTTCTTGAAGCAATTCTTGTTCTCTGTTTTTAAATTCAGAGAGCCTAGTATCATAATGCTTTTTCAAGTCATCATATCTTTTTTTGTAATCTGGACGTTTGTAAGCTTGATCTTCTGTTTTAGTATCAGCTTCCGCTTCTACTTCTGTTTCTACAGACTCAGCTTGTGAACGTTCAAAAAACAATCCTTCTGCCGTATCTCCATGTTTAGGCATTACATTATCTGTGTGCCATGTTTTTTTCTGGTTATACGGATTGGGAGTTGGTTCTACAGTTTCTTCCTGTATTTGTTCAACTTCTGCCATTTCTTTTCTCCTTAAGGGCTTGTGCTATTTCCAAGGTAGCCTATTCTAAAAACGTCTTTTTTATTAGGGGCTTGTCTTACAAGGTAGCTAAAGGTTATAAATTTGATAGGGGTTACTGACGTAAGTAGCCTATCAGTTGTTAGCTTCTGACGTGTCTTTGATAAGGGTCAAGCATCATGTCTTCTTTTATAGCAGCCTTTATAGGGCTTTGTTGAGCTTGAGGCATTGCTGCTCCATTATCAACTGTGCTTTTAGTTACATTAATGTTTTGTTGTACTGGTTCTTTAGGAGCAACCATTACATCTTTCTCTTCTCTCATCATACCACCATCATAAGCCATTTGTCTTTCATCTGAATTAGCTTCTGCATCTTTCATCATAGACATTAAATTGTCTGCTCCGATTTCTTCAGTTGCTTTTGCAGTTATGACAAATTCTCCATCCGATAACCTTGCGGGTATCGAATCAGATTTTCCAGTTCCCGGTCCTTCAATAGTTCCTGAACCTGAAAATTCGTGTGCTGTCTCGATAACTTGATCAAAGATTACGCTTAATCTATCATCTTTTTCGAGAGCATCTATTAAATAATTTCTATCTTCATTTGACAATGTTTCCTCAACAACATAGTCTACATAATCTTCTTCCATTTTCTCATCAGGAAGCATTGTTTGTTCTTGTTCCATTCCCATCAACATGTCCATTTGTTGACCCATTTCTCCACCTTCTTGATAGCCCATTCTTTTTACAACATCTGGAGCTACTTGACGTAATGCTTCTATACCCTTACCGCCTTTATTCATTGTAGCTCTACCTGTCCTAGCCCCTAATGGATTAGCTGCTTCTTGTTCAGGTCTTTTAGCTAATACTTCTGCACGTTCTTTTTGAAATGCTGCTTCCTTTTCTTCACGCATTTCTGTCATTACTTGATCATTTAACATTTCAATATCAGAAGGTGTAAATTCGAAAGTTGCAGTATTAGTTATAATTTCTTTATATCTTTCTTTGGCTAAATCATCCGGAAGACCTCCCTTCATATCTTCTAATCTTTTCCTTAAAGATTTTTTTACAGAAGGTATTTGTCGTTCTTTTCTTTGTTCGTCTAGTGCCATTATATATTTTCCTTTCTATTTAGAGCTTCGTCTACTCTACTCTCCAACTGCTCTAGGTGTACCAGAGAATTCAGCTTCCCCTGACTGCGGTATATTTCCAGTTCCGATGTTGCCACCGCCAGTACCTGTAA